ACTCATCAAGCGGCCCGCCCGTCGTCGTGCCCTCGGTGCGGCGGGCCGACAACACGTCCTGCGGTCGTTCTCATGGGACACCGCCGCTTCGCAGTTCATCTCACTCTTCGAGAATCGCGCTGATAGCGAGTCACCTCTCGTCGAGTCACCCACCAATCTCGCCCGCGTTTCGTAGCCTTCAGCCTCCCGTTCGCGATCTGCTGGCGCAGGGTAGCGGCGGTCACTCCGAGGAGCGCCGCCGCTTCGAGAAGGGTCACCGTCCGTCTGAGTAGTGGCTGTCGGCGTGGCCTGCATTCTCGGTGCAGACCAGTTCGCTCCCGCCGTCTCGGCTGGTGTAGACGGTCGCGCATCCGCCGTTGCCCTTGATGTCGGCAATCCGGTCTTCGCGCTTGATGTTGGCCCAGAAGTCCTTCTCGGTCTTGATCGATGCTGCGGTTCGCTTCTCGTACATCTTGTGTGCCCCTCTCGTGTGTGGTGCTCTTGATGTACGTAGTCTCTACCCTAGCGTAGAGAATGTCAATAGGGTAACGGGCCAAGTTATCCACAATCTTTGGAGCCCTGATGTCGATCGTATCGCTAGCTGAAGTCAAGACCTACCTCGGGCTGACGGGGACGACGGATGACCAGCTCATCTCGTCGCTCATCCCGACGGCAGAGGCACGCCTCGAACGTGACACCGGGCGAGTCTTCAGCTACACCTCGAACACGTCGCACACCTACTCCACCGATGGGCAGGCGAGCATTCTCGTCCGCGACGCTCCCTCGAGCGGGTCGAACACTCGTACCGTGACCCTCGGCGGAGTCACGTTGACCAACGGGACGGGCTACTGGCTCCTCCCCGACCGACGGAACCCGGACGTGTCGGTCACGATCCAACTCCGCTACTACGACACGTCTCGACCGGACTGGTACAAGGCTGACCCCGGATGGTTCGACAAGAACCTCGACTCCCCGTGGTACCTCTCGGGAGGGACGCCGAACGACCTCGTCATCTCCGGCTCGGAGGGGCACCCGTATCCCGTCCCGGCGGACGTCGTGGGGATGTGCAAGGTGATGACGGCGCTCCTGTACTGGCAAGCGAAGAGCGGCGCGTCAGGCACCGTCCAGACTCCGACAGGAGAGACGATCGACCTCAGTCAAGACCCCATCGGATACGACCAGTTCGTCCGCGACTGGCGAGTCCGCACGTGGGTAGCGTCCGTTGGCTGAGGTGCAGGGGATGGACGCGCTACTCCGACGGCTCGCTGCCATCGGGGAACCCAAGCCCGTTCTCCGTGCGCTCCAGCTTGCCACCATCCACGAGGCGCAGGCGCTGGTCCCTCGCAAGACCGGACTCCTCCAGCGGCGCATCCTCCCCGGCGCTATCACGAACGATCACGCCATCGTCAAGGCGGACACGCCGTACGCGGCCCCAGTGGAGTTCGGTTCCAAGCCCCACATCATCAAGCCGAAGCGGGCGAAGGTGCTCGCCTGGGGCGGCTCCCGACGGTTGTCCGGGCGGCTCCGGTCGGGGTCGAAACCGACGAACTTTGCCACCATCGTCCACCATCCCGGCTCCCGTGCTCACCCGTACCTCATCCCCGGAGCCAAGAAAGCCGCGGGGAAGCTCAAGGATGTCATCGTGACACAGTGGAACGGGGCTGCGTAGATGCCGACCTCCACCTTCCGGGTTGACCTCGTGGCCGGGGTCACGACGATGATGGCCGCCTACATCGCGGCCAACCCGACGAAGCTGCTGCGCCACTACCGTTCGCTGCCGGCGCAGTTCCAGGACCTCCCAGCGTCGTATCTCGACGTGCGACCGGAGACGGTCAGTCACGCCAACGGACTGCGGGATCGGGTCACGACCCCGTCCATCGTCGTCGTCACGAGACTGACCGACAACGGCGAGACGACGGACATCCACGACATCCTCGTGGACTCGCTGCTGGACTGGTTCACCGCCTACCCGCACATCGTCGCCGGGACCGTCTGGTCGGACATGACCATCGCGGATGAAGCGGTCGGAACGGACAACCAGTTCGTCGGTACGCGGTTCAGCTTCGGCAACATCTCGATCGCCGAAGGCCGCACCTAAGCTCGCAGCCTCGGCCCGCTCTGGGTCGAACCATCCGAACGCTCGCCCGCTCAAGAGGCGGGCGTTTGTACGCCCCAGAGGGAAAGGGACCTAGCTCATGGCTCAGGGTTTCACTCGGTTCAGGAAGATCCAAGTCGGCAAGCAGACGGTCATCCAGACGGCAGTCGCTGCTACCAGGGTCCTCCCCTACCGTTCACTCGTTGTCTACAACCCCAACCGGACCGACCCGGATATCGACGTCGGCTCGCTCGATCCCGTCCTCGCGCCATACATGATGGCCCCCGAGGTCACGCTCCCCGGCGCAGCGGGACCATTGACATTCAACGACCTCTCCGTCCGTGCCAGCGCGGGACTCAAGGGCGGCGTCTCCCCGACAGGTTCAGCCGGTGCGGGCTTCACCTGGACCTTCCAGACCGCGTCATTGACCGCCGACACGTTTGACTATTACTCCGTGCAAACCGGTGACGACACGTCCGACTCGGCTGGTGCCGGGACCAATGCCTTCGGGGCGGTCATCAACCAGTTCTCCCAGAGCATGGACGAAGGGCTCGGCCCGTGGACCGTCTCGGATGACTGGATCGCCGCTGGTGCGGTGTACGGCAACCGGACCGGCTCGCTCAACGTGGACGCGAACCCAAAGTTCGCCTTCGGCGCGGATACCGCGTTCTACATGGACACGAACGCCGGCGCGATCGGTGCCACGCAACTCCTCGCCGCGGTACGTGGTGCGACCCTCACCATCAACAACAATCTCGACCAGAAGCGCTACGCCGACGGCTCGAACGTCCGGTTCACGCTCAACTCGTTCGGGCGCGGCCTGCGCGAAGTGACGCTCGAACTCGTCCTCGAGAAGACGACCCAGAGCATCGCTGAACTCGTCACGCTCGACGACACCCCGACCCCCAACAGGTACTTCAAGATCAGCACCAACTCGACCGAACTGGCCGGCACGGTGACGACCTGCAAGTCCGAATGGTTCCTGCCGATGCGACTCTACGAGGCGTCGGATGGGGAGATCGAGAACAACGCGAACGTGACGCTGACGTACAAGGGCTTCTATGACTCGACCCTGACGTACGCCATCAAGCTCATCATCCTCAACAGCCTGTCGGCCCTGCCGTAACCATGAAAGGCGATGCTCGCTATGCCTGACCTCGTACCAGTTCGCTTCCGGGATTGCTCGTGTCCCGGAACTCCTCACCCCGACGGAGACGTCGCGGAGCTCCGGCCCTACCTGGACTATCCGGGCGGAGCCGAAGCGCTCGCGGCCATCACCACCACGGACGAGGAAGGGAACTCCAGTCTCCTGCCGGTCAATGAATGGCCGCCGCTCATCGGGCCGGTCTTCATCCGTCGCGGGGTGGTCGCTTGGAACGTCGAAGACGAGGACGGGCCGGTGGAGCCTACCCGCGAGGCGCTCGAGTCGCTTCGCTGGGAGGACGCCTACGAACTGGCGGATCGTGCCGACGACCTCTACGGAGGGCAGGTACTCGCCCCTTTAGTCAAGCGGATGTCGATGCGCTCAAGGACTGGGCCGACAAACGGCTCGACCCCGCATCGCCGCAAGTCATCGCGGAAGCACCCGTCGCCGTCGGCGTCATCCTCCTAGCCGAGTTCGGCATACGTCCCGAGTCATTCGTCGAAGCTTCCGGGTTGCTCCGGCTCCTGTATGAGCAGACCTATGGCGTCTATCTCCGCAAGTCCGACGCGGAGTCGGCGCAGGCCGAGGCGATGCTGTCGGCTCGGTACAGCGCAGCGAAGCGCCACATCCCCATCGACCCGAACTACACCCCGGAGACGTAATGGCCTTCGCTGAGACTGCGAACCTAGCCGTCAAGCTGACACTGGGCGGTAACTTCACGTCCCAGATGTCGAAGGCTCGTGCGTCCCTTCGTGGGTTCGACAAGGAGTCGCGCGGGTTCAAGGCCGGGGCGCAGATCGGCACCGGCATCAAGCGTTCCGCGATCCTCGTGGTCGCTGGTATCACCGCGATGGCCGGAGCGCTCGCGATCGCGGTCAAGGAGGGGCAGGAAGCCGCCAACGTCCAGAAGATCCTGGCGCAGGCCATCACGAACTCGGGCAAGGTGTCACAGGCCAACGTCGATGCGCTGAACGCGCAGGCGACCGCGTTGATGAACCTCGCCGGCGTGGATGACGAACTCATCAAGTCGGAGCAGACCCGGCTCATCCAGATGGGACTGACCGGGAAGCAAGTCGAGAAGGCGACGCCGCTCATCCTAGACTTCGCCACGGCGACCGGGGTGGACCTCCTCACTGCGACGAAGCTGTTCGGCAAGGCGGCACAGGGGAACGTCGGGGCATTGTCCCGGTACGGGGTTCAGATCGACAAGGCGAAGGCGAAGGTGGACCCGTTCGGGGCGGCCATCGACGCGATGAACTCCAAGTTCGGCGGCACGACGAAGGCATTGTCCGGGTCGTTCGATGTTCGTCTGAGGGTGCTCCAGGAGAACCTGAAGAACATCCGTGAGGATGTCGGGATCAAGTTGCTGCCGGCGTTGACCCGGATCGTCGATGTCGTCGGGACGAAACTGGTCCCGGCCTTCGGGAAGTTCGTGGACCGCATCCTGCCGCAACTCAACGACGGGCTCAACGAGTTCGCGGACGCGCTGT